ATGATAAAAATGAGTGAGAAGGATAAGAAACAGGACAAGAGGAAGCCTGGATTTAGACCACTGAAGGAGATGAAGAATGCCGAAGCTGAAGAAGATTGACCCTAAGGCTTTCCTTGGGGTTTTTGACGAAGAGGAGGAAGAGGTTACAGGTGAAGAATCTTGGTCACCTAGTCTGTCAGGAAGTCAACAGGAGTTATTTGATTCGACTGCTAAGTATGTTTTAGCCTACGGAGAGAGGGCATCAGGTAAAACTTTTGTGTTGGGTGGTCACAAACTAGTTCGGCATGCATATGAAAACTTCAATGCTCTTTGCTTAGTTATTGTTGGTATCAAGTCTCAGGCTACCCAGGGCGGTGTCTGGCATAAGTTACAGACGGAGATTCTGCCTGAATGGAAAGCAGGTCTTGGGATAGAGCACACAGATGAAAAGATGGATTTGCAGAAGGCTCCTTATATCGATGTGCAAAATCGGTATGGTGGTTGGTCTAGGATAAGTTTAATGTCAGCACCCTTTGGTAATATTCTGATTGATAGAATAAAAGGTTTTGAGCCTAGCTATGTTTTTGTGGACGAATTGACGAATCTTGACACGTCAAGTTACTTTGAAGCTATTGTGCAACAGTTGGGCAGAAGGCAGGGAATCGAGGGTGTTCAGCAGTACACAGCAGCTTGCAACCCGGCAGGTAGGACACATTGGGTCTATAAAAGGTTCTTCGAGATGCCTTACGATGAAGATGGTAATTACAATCATGATTATCATGTGGTGCATGTAAAAATCTCTGAGAATGAAAAGAACTTACCTGATGGTTATTACAATCGTGTTATGGAGGCTGTTGCCAACGATCCGATAGAAGCAAAAAGAATGCTCGAGGGGCAGTGGATCGATAGACCGTCGGGCGATGCTTTATTCGCTCCGTACTTTTCCAAAACCCTTCATGTTGTGGGAGATGCGAAAAAAGGAATTGTTCCCAACCCAAATTATCCTGTTATAATTGGATATGACCCTGGTGCCGTAAATAATGCTATGGTGTTTATGCAGTGCATTATTGGTAAGGAGAAAAGCATATGGACGGTATTTGATGAATTAGTGACTATCAGAAAGAAGATTCCTTATACCACAATCATCCCGTTGCTTTACCGAAAGATGAAATACTGGAACGAACGTGTCGATAAAAAGCTAAAATTCGTACATATCTCAGATAACAGTGCGTTCAATCAGTATCGCGCAAAGACAGGATCTTATGACGTTAAGGATTTTGAGGAGATATCTAAAGAAAAGTGTGAGGTTTTCGATATGGAGCCAATTCGGATGAAGGCAGCACCAAAGTTTAGTGGGTCTGTAGAAGGTAGGGTTCGTTTACTGATAGCTAAGTTAGTTCAAGAGGAACTGCTAATATCTGCTCCATGCACCGAAGTAATAAAAAGCATGAGGAATTTATCATGCGAAAAGCAAAAAGATAATAAATACGATCCTTCTTTAGAGCTAAAACCTAAGCGTTCAGACTACATCCATGCCTTCGATGCTCTTACATATCCAATTATGTATTACGATGTTCGACCGACTTTTCCGCAAGTCTCCACAAATACCTCAAGTATAATAGAAATAAATGCTTGACCTTTTGTAACCCAAAAGATTAAGTAACAATATGCAAGATTTACTTCAATTATCGCTAGAGGATTCCGAAGTTGCTGAGCTTTTTGAGGGTGTTACAGCAGGTTCTAAAGTTAAAATAACGCTGGAGGTTACAGTTTCCGAAGTCGATGACGAAAGATTCGTTGCAACCGTAGACATGGTTGAGGATGAAGTTGATGTCATTGGTGGAGATGAACTTGAAGATGAAGAAGATTATGAATCCGAAGACGAAGACGAAGAAGAAGAGTACGAGTACGAGGAAGATGAGGAGGACGAAGACGAGTGATGATTACTCGCCTGCTTCATTAATAATTCAAAATCATTACAGGCATTGTGGGGTAAATAAGGTATGGGACAGAAATCGAGTACACAGACTGATCGGGTATCTAAGGATATCGGAAAAGGAACTCGTAGCTTTGCTCAATACCACGATGTCAGCATTCAAGGCGTGTTACCTAAGGGGGAGCGTAACAGGCCCCTGTGCGTTGCTACTAACCGTGTTGGAGGCTACTTACATGTCAGACTACATCACGGATTCAATTCCTAACATATTCGATTTCTATGGTTCATCCAGACATTCTGAGGGAGACGGGGACAACCCAAGTAAGGCTTCGTGAAGTCTTTACCTGTAAAGAAGGCAGTAAAGATTGGCACATCAAAGAGAGACTAACTGACTTAGTTCGTAGTCGTGTGCATGAAGGTATTTACCATTCGTGCAAGAATCACTCTCTGTATTTGGCAGTAGACTTAGCATGGGATGCTCTGCCTATTAATAAATTTAGCGTACCTCTACTTCAGTATGCACAGGGTAAAATAAACATTCAGCAATGTGCTGAAAAATTAGATGATATTGATTCTAATCTGAAGGATCAGTTTGTTGAGTATGACGATGAGGGTTCCATAAAGGATATTAACCTTCTTAGGCTATATGAAGTTAATGTTAATATTATACGGAGCTATATCACTAGAAGGGTAGCTGCTCAGACATCTAGGTTCAGTAATCTATTTCCTTACTTTAAGTTTGAGTCTAGAGGTACTGATATTCCTTCTAAGGTTCGGGCAGAAGTATTGTCGCAACGCGTGGAAATGATGACCGAGCAATTCGGATATCGTCATACATTCGAGCAGGCAATCAGATCTATGTTTATGTATGGTTTTTCCATATTGTTTCCATCGGAGCCTTGGACTCGGGAGGTTCATTGGAGAAAAGGAGAAGATGGAGATATGGAAAGCTTTGCCGAGAAAGAAGGAATACATTTCATTGCTCCTCACCCAACGAGAACATTCTACGACAACTCAGCACCTATTTCTGCTATTAATACAAATCTCGGCCCATCTTGGATTGGATACTGGGATATAGTCAGGTATTCAACGGTCAGAGATAATCCTGCATTTTGGAATCTTAATGAAATTGAGTACACCAACTCACTCCATGGATTAGTAAATGCATATAAGGATTTCTTCGATTATTACTTTGATGGATCAGTATTAGCATTTCCCAAGAAAACTGACTGGTTTCCTTTCCAAAACGAAAGAACTTCACAGAAGGGATTGTACGCAGGCGAGGACGAAGATAAGGCAATGTTCCTGTCTACTATTTACATGAAGCTTAATCCGAAGGCTGAGGGGCTAGGTGACTATCCTTTTGACTGCTGGTTGAAGCTTGTTGTGGCATCTGATGAGACAATTATCTACGGAGAGTGGATGCCATCAATTCCAGCTATTTACGGGGGCATTAATCAGAATGATGACCGTATGGCTAATTGTTCTTTTGCGCATGATTTAATGCCGTATCAAGATCAGATGAATAACATAGTTTATTCTATGTTGCATCACATGAAGGTAAGTATGTTTAAATTGCTTACAATCGATCAGGATGCACTTGATGATGATGTTAAAGAGTATCTTATGGATTCATTGGCAGAAGATACATTCTATCAGAAGCCCAAAGCTATGTTTTACTCTGGAGCAAAGGCTGCTGATTTGGGGATAGATACTAAAAATATCATCAATGTCGTAGATGTTTCCAGGGAGTTAGCACAGGGAATTAGTATGTCATTAAATTCCTTGTTCCAATTACTAAACCTTGTGGAAAGAATGATGATACTTTCACCACAGGAGCTAGGACAGGCTGCTCAGCGTGAAATCTCTGCGACTGAAGTTAGTGAAATAGCTAACTCAACCAACACGATTTATTCGTTTATTTCTGAGGGGATAGACGAGATGCGCGCTGCAGCTAAAAAGATGATATACGAACATCTAGTAACCTGCTCCACCACAGAATTTAATGTACCCATTAAACAAAGGTTCTCTTTAAAAACAATCACCGACGCAGGTCTAGAGATAGAAGACACAGGTGATCAGGATGAGAATCCAAAAGGTAGAAATATCATAGGTAGTCCAACAAACTTGATTCACGAATACTTATTCAGTTCAAGAGATGGAGCAGAAAGGTCAAGAGATGTTCAGTCAGCACAGACTTTGACGCAACTATTTAGTCAAATTATGGGACTCAAACCTGTAGCAGAGGCTTTAGGAAAAGAGCGTATATTTGGAATTATAAATGAGATATTTCGCATGAGCGGTGCAGGTTACGACTTGAATCTCGAAATGGACGAGCAAGATACAGTCGATGACATCAATATGGAAGATGAGCAGTTCCTTGCTGCACTTAAGCAAAAAATGCCACAGTTTGAACAAA